TTTATTCAAGATTTAACAATTGATGCACATGGTCATGTCACTGGTACTGCAAGTACTGCCGCAAATATTGCCAATAGTGATGTTTCAAATAGTGCGGGAATTGATGCTAGTAAAATCGCTGATGGTAGTGTTAGTAGTACAGAGTTTCAACATTTAAATGGCGTTACCTCTGCAATACAGACTCAAATCGATACAAAAACTACATTGTCCGCAGTTGCCGCTATGGTTTATCCAGTTGGTAGTGTGTATTTAAACTACGCAGTTTCTACTAATCCTGCAACTTTATTTGGTGTTGGTACATGGAGTTTAATGTATGACCGTGTTATAATTGGTGCGGGAAGTGGTTATAGTCTTGGGGCGACTGGTGGTTCAACGTCATCTTCTGGTTCTACTTCTTTTAGTATAAGTAGTAGTAATCTTCCAAACCACAACCACGTTTGGAAAGGATATAGTCCTTCATCTACTTCTGGTGTAGATTATTTTGTTGGTCATAGACACTACACATTCAATGCTACTGCTGGAACTAAATTTTTTTCAGGTGACCCAGACAACTCGACTCACTATACTGGTGCTCCTAGTTATTACGACTTTGGTTCGGTCGATTCGATTACTGTATCAATAAGTTCAAGTACACTACAACCATATTGGGCGGTATATATGTGGTACCGTAGCAGTTAAACTTATAAATAGAATGTATGGGCGATGTATCACTAAAACTAGAAGGAACAAATGGTGACTTAAAACAAGTCACTACTACCGAAGAACAATACTTTGCCTATCAGGCAGGTCTACAATTAAGTACTGCCGCAGACACAGAACCTGGGTGTTTAAAAACTGCAAGTTCTGGTAGTCCAGCAACAGTCGGTACCTTTACTGATACTCGATTCAATGAAGCAATTGGGTCACACGGAACGTTAACAACTTCATCAACTGCAACAACTCTCTATCAATCAGAAGGTACTGCGGCAGAAGATGGTGGTGACTTTAGATATCCTGTTGAGTTTGTCAGTAATAGTGGCGCAGAACTTCATGAAATGACAGATGCAGAAGTTTCTGCTTTAGTTGATAGATTGAATTCAGTAATATTTACAAACGATTATCCCGGTACATATAAACTTGCCACGTCTGCACCAAGTGGTGATTATACACAAAAGATTGCAGGACTATTCACAGATACTAAAGTAAATTCAAGTGGTAATTCAGAAACAGTAAATACATACAATCTTTATCGCAGAACTGCAATGACGGCACCAACTGCCATCAGACCTGTAGCATTAAAAAGAAGTAGTGGTGGCACAGGAACATTTCAAGGTATTCAAGAAATGTCTGATGCAGAAATTAAATATACTTTCGGGCAAAGAGCAAAAACAAGAATCATGAATGGAAGTCTTGGTGTAGGCACATACTTAATTAAAAGTGCTACTCAAGGTGCGCCGACTGATACTGGCACATGGGTTGCAAAAGGTGCCGCAGTTGATACTAAGAACACTACAACAAATACAGATTATACACAAGATTTTGTTGGTGACTTTGGTGGTAATTTTACTCAAGATTTTGTTGGTAATTTTACTGGTAACTTTGAAACAACATTTACTGGTGACTTTACTAATACATTTACAGGAGATTTTGTGGGTAATTTTATAGGTAACTTTACTAATACATTTACACGTGATTCTACTGCTAACTTTACAAATAATTTTACAAATAATTTTACTCAAGTATTTACTGGTGACTTTACGGGTGACTTTACCAACACATTTACACGTAACTCAACAGATGATTTTGTAGGCACATTTGAAACTGATTTTGTCGGAACATTTACACGTGATTCTACAGATGATTTTACACGTAATTCAACAGATAATTTTACTCAAGTATTTACTGGTGATTTTCAAACATCTTTTGAAACAACGTTTACTGGTAATTTTCTTGGTGCATTAATTAATAATGCAACAGAAACTATTGAAACATACACATTATACGTAAGAACCGCTTGACATTTTTAAGTAAATGATATATAATAGTGATTAGGAGAATAAATAATGGCAGACGTTAAAAGAACATGGATAAAAGATGCTTTTTGGGAAACACCGACTAAAGAATTATTAAATTGTATATCTGAACACAAAGAAGGTTTTAAAGATGTTCGTCAAGTTCATAAGTTAAAACGTGGTGATCCTTTATTTGATGAGTGTGTTAAAGCATTGACTGAAAAACATATTGATGTAAATACAGATAGAAGAGTCAATAAAAAATTTAAAGAACAAGAACAACAAAGACAACTTGAATTAAATAGAAGAAAAGCAGAAAAATTAGAACAACTGTTTAACTACAAACTTGAAACTTTTGAAGTAGAAGACATAAAAGAATCAAAAAATAGAATTCTTAAAAGTAAATTACGTAGAAGTAAATCAATTCCAGAAGTTAACTTGTATGCTATTATGATATTACAAGATAAGTTAGAGAATGATAAAGAAACCGAGTAAAGGATATTTAATAGTAGCATCAAGAAAACCTAATTTTTATTCACTAGCAATCAATTGCATTGAATCAATTAAAGATTACTATCCTGATGCAAAGTGTTGCTTAGTTACAGAAGAAAAATTTCTAGATGGACGTGAAGATATTGCAGATGATTTAATTTTCTGCGATGACCATTATCGTGCCAAACTATGGGGCATGGCAAACTCTCCTTACGACATTACAATGTATATTGATGCAGATAGTGAAATAGAACACGAAGATATTGCAACTGTATTTGATGAACTTAATAATAATGATATGATGTTTCATAAACTAGATGAAAAATACAAAAAAGTTTATGCAATTACTTCTTTTACATACGAAAATGTAAGAGAATATTATACTTATTGTGGTGGTGTTTGTCTTTATGATATGAGAAATCCACTTGTTAAAGATTTTATGAATGATTGGAATGACTTGTTTCGAAAACAATTCTCTAGAGAATTAATTTTACCTATGGATCCATGGCAAAATTTATGGAATTTTGACCAAACTACATTGTGGTATTTATTAAATAAAGTTGATAAATACAAAAACATTAAAGTTGATAATTTTAAAGATAATTTACGTTGGAATTATTTTCCACATTATGAAAGATATTTTAATGCTTTTCCAAAAGACCCTGTTGTGATAAGACATTATTCTTCATATGCACAAAAAGATAAATCATATGCTTGATATACCTATAAACAACACAGATGTTTTAAATTCATTAAATAATTTTTTGTGGTTTTATGAGAATAGAAACAACAAAGATTGGAAAGTGGGTGGCAGAAGTAAGCATAGACATCATTTTGTTGGAGATTCACATAAAAACACTATTATCAACATGGGTAGAAATCATGATGGATATCCAGAAAGTGGATATTACTACAATTTTAAAGCAGATGGCAATCGTGGTAAAGATTTACCAAAAGAGATAATACAACAGTATAACATAGTTAATACAGAATTGCAAGAAAAATTGTGTACTAAACATAATGCTTTATGTGTTATGTACCCACCTGGTGGATTTATAAGTTGGCATAACAATGCAAATGCAAGTGCATATAATTTGATTTTCACTTGGTCTGAAACTGGTAATGGATATTTTAAATATATTGACGGTGAAACAAAAGAAGAGATTGTTATTAAAGATAAACCTGGTTGGCAATGTAAAGCAAGTTATTTTGGAGCATACATAGAACCAGCATATAAATTAGTCTATCATACTGCATCTACTGACTGCTGGCGCATAACAGTATCTTATGTCTTTAATAGAGAAGAAATGTCTCTTGGTTTACAAGAAGATGTAATCGAAGAAATAAAATCTAAATAAATACTTGTCTTAAATCTTAATTCATATAAATAAAGCATATACAATAGACTTTACTTATATGGATTAATTCATGGCGCACACACAAAATTACGAAGACATAGTTATACCACAAGGGACAGACACCGCAATAGAACTACATTTAGTTAAAGAATCTGACGGAACTGCATTTGATTTGACAAACTATTCTGCAGAAGCAAAGATGAAACGTAGACATAGTGATAGTGCTAATGACCCAAATACTGTAACATTCAATGCAATCATACCAACACCTGCATCATCAGGTATTGTCACATTAAGTCTCTCTAGCGATTCATCGCAGGGTTTGAACACTCGAGGACGTTATGTATGGGATTGTGAAGTGTCTTTTGTAGATTCAGATGGTAAAACAATAGTACAAAGAGTCGCAGAAGGACAAGCAGAAATAAGTCCATCTGTAACATATTAGGATTTTAAATGGCAGTAAATAAGATTACGTTAAAAAAAGTAGTAGTCGGTACTCCGATAAAAACTGTAACTGCTGGTAGTTTTGGTATTCAAAACTTAGGTGGTGTTACAACTACAGGTCAAGTATCAGGTTCTATATTAGCATTTAATCTTTCATCTGGTAATTACGAAATTGCTAACTTTACGGGTGACAGTAATACTTTTATCACTTACGATAGTGGTGGTTCTCCAGATACATTTAAGATTAATTTTACAAACGATTCTATTTCTGGTAATTTAGTACCAAGATTAGATTCTGCTCAAGATTTAGGGTCTGCTACAAAGAAATGGAAAGACTTATTTTTAAGTGGCGGAACAATCAATATCGGTTCTCTTAAAGTTAAAGATGAAAATGGAAACTTTGTTGTTAGAGATAGTGGTGGTGGAACAGTATTAACTAATCCAAAATTTATCACAGTAAATGGCGATACAGATATTCTTGCATACGATAGTAATACTTCAACTTTTACTTTTAATGATTCAGACATAGCAAGAACAGACGAAAATGAAACATTTCATAAAAACGTTATAATTGCTGGTGATTTAACTGTTCAAGGTACAACAACGACTGTTAACACAGAAGAAATTAATCTAGCAGATAATATAATTCGAATTAACTCTAATGCTACAGGTGTTCCAACAGAAACTGGTGGTATTGCAATTGAACGTGGTGACTCTGATAATAAACTATTTGTCTGGGACGAAACAAATGATAGATGGACAATTGTTTCAGAAACATTTTATACACTTGGTTTAATTCGTGGTGGTCAACTAGTTGGTGATTCAGGTACAATTACTAGTTTAGCATCAACAACACATACTGCTAATACAATTACTGCAAATAATACAACATCTGTAAACGTTACAAGTACAAACTTAATTACTGGTGCTAATGCAAACATAGATTCTGCAACAATAGGTAATCTATCGATTACCAATATGTTAGCATCATCTGGTGATAGTGCCACATTTACGAACATAGCAAACACTCAGTTTACTGGTAGTCAAGCAACAATTGATTCTGCTACTATTACAAACTTAAATGCAGACAGTTCAGATATTAGGCAGTTATCAACTGAATTTATTAATTTTGATTCGGCATTCGGTGATAGTGCAACAATCACAAACTTAGCAAACACACAATTAACTGCAAGTCAAATAACTGTAGACTCTGCCACTATTAATACTTTAAACGTAGATAGTTCAGATGTTAGACAGATAAGCACAGAATTCATAAACTTTGACTCAGCATTTGGTGATTCAGCAACCGTAACGAATTTAGCAACTACACAATTAACTGTTGCAAATGCAAATATAGATTCTGCTAACATTACGAATCTATCTTCAACTAACTTTACAATGTCTTCTGGTGACTCAGCAACAATTACAAATATTGCTAACACACAATTAACAGGAAGTCAAGCAACTTTAGATAGTGCAACTATTACGAAACTAAACGTAGATAGTGCAGATATAGACCACTTCTCTACAGAAAATATAAACTTTGATAGTGCAACTGGTGATTCTGCGACCATTACAAATATTGCAAGTGCAAACATAAATGCCGACCAATTATTTACAGACTCAGCAACAATTACAAACATAGCAAATTCTGTCCTTACTGCAAAAGCAATTACAAATACAACTCAAGTTGGTGATTCTGCTACAATAACAAATATCGCAAGTAGTCAATTAACGGTTGATAATGCGACATTTGATAGTTCTGCTCACAATACAATACATGCGGGTGCAGTAACAATTGATTCTGCAACAATAGGTAATCTTGCAACAACACAAATAACTTTATCGCAAGTCACGGCAGATAGTGCCACAATTAATACAATTAATGCAGACAGTTCTGATATACGACAATTTAGTACAGAATTTATAAATGCAGATAGTGCCTTCATTGATTCAGCAACAATTGGTGGTATTGCTTTAGGTAATAATGATTTAGTTACAACAGGTAAACTTTACTATGCTAACGTCTTTAGTTCAGAAGGAGATTTACCAGATGCAAATTCTCATCATGGAATGTTTGCTCACGTACATGGAACAGGTAAAGGTTACTTTGCTCATGCTGGCGCATGGCATCAATTATTAGATAAGTCTAGTGCAAACGATAGTGCAACAATTACAAACTTAGCAAATAGTGTACTAACTGCCAAAGCAATTACAGGCACAAGTGCGAATATAGATTCTGCAACGATAGGTAATTTAGCAAATACTCAGTTTACATCTTCACAGATTACATCTGATAGTGCAACGATTAATACTTTAAATGCAGATAGTTCTGATATCAGACAATTTTCAACTGAGTTTATAAACTTTGATTCTGCATTTGGTGATAGTGCGACAATAACAAATATTGCAAACTCTGTATTAACTGCTAAAGTAATTACAGGTGATTCCGCAACTGTTACAAATATAGCGAGTAGTCAATTAACAGGAGGTAGTGCTTCATTTAGTGGTGATGTAATACTTGACTCTTCTAGTGCTATACAGTTTGATAAATCTGACCAAGCACTAGAGTTTGGCGATAATTATAAAGCAACATTCGGAACTGGTGGAGATTTAAAAATTTACCATTCAGGTACAGAAAGTAGAATTGATGAAAATGGAGTTGGCAACCTAAAAATTAACGCAAATAATTTAGAAATATTTAATTCTGCTAGTTCAGAAGCAAAAGCAAAATTTAATACTGATGGAGCAGTTGAACTTTACCACGACAACAGTAAAAAGTTTGAGACTACAGCAACTGGTGCCTCAGTTACAGGACTCATGGCGAGTACTACTGCAACTGCAGATTCAGGTACTATAGGTAATCTTGCAACTACTCAGATAACTGGTTCACAAGCAACCTTTGATAGTGCAGATATAGGTAACTTAAGAACTACGGGTGTATTACAAACAGATTCAGTAAATGCAACTCAACTAGAATTACTAACAGGTGTTACAAACGTACCTGCACATAAAGAAGGTAGACTTTTCTACGATGATAGTAATAAAACGATAGGTTTCTATAGTGACGTTAGTGGTTTAGTTCACGAAGTAGGTATTGAAGAACATCAAAGAGTTTATAACAATAGTGGTGCAACAATCACAAAAGGTAAACCAGTATACTTCTCTGGTAACTATACAGGTGGTGCAGTTGATGTACCAACAGTAGCACTTGCAGATGCAACTGATACTGCAAAATACAATGCACAAGGTTTAACTGCAGTAGCAATACCAAATAATTCGTATGGATATATTCAGACTTCTGGTCAGTTATCAGGATTAGATACTTCTGGTTTAAGTGCTGGTCAAAAAGTCTTTGTTGGTCTAGGTTCTGGTTTATTATCAAATTCTACACCACTATATCCAAACTATCCAATATGTTTAGGTTGGTGTGTAAGTTCGAATGCTTCAACGGGTGTAATTTTACTTAACAGACAAGCACATACAATTGATTCATTAAGAGTTGTGACTTCAGGTCACATAGGAAGTAATTTACAGATTGACGGAAACTTAACAGTTCTAGGGTCAACAACTTCGGTATCGTCTGCAGACTTAACTGCTGGTACACCGATGTTCAGATTGAATGAAGGTAATGCAATTGGTGAAGCAGGAACAACATTCTCAGGCACAGGACTAGATGATGCCTTCTACTCAGGATTCTTTACTGGTACTACAAATCAAAACTATTATGTTAGAATTGATGGTGTTGGTACAGGTGCAGGTGGCGTAGATACATTTGAAGTCGCATTTGGGGCAGACAGTACATTCTCTTCACCAGTATTAACTAAGCAAGTAATTACTGGTTCTCCTCAGATGATTCATTCAACTGATAACATTTCAATTAACTTTTCGTCAACTACGGGTCACGATTCGGGCGCAAGATGGGCAGGTACTGCTGGACCAATTAATGTCGATACTGGTTTCTTCTCAAACAGAAACACTGGTAGTTCGGGTGTAGGATTTACTTATGTTGGTATTTACTATGATGTTTCAGACGATAAATGGAAACTAATAGACGAATACGATTCAAATCCAAGTGGTAGTATTAACGAAGCAGATGCTTCTTACAGTTTAGGTACATTAAAACTTGATACTCTAGAAGGTAATGTTACAGGTAATGTAACTGGTAATGTATCAGGAACTGCCGCTACTGTTACGGGTGCCGCACAGACTAATATTACAAGTGTTGGTACTCTTACTGGGTTAGCAATTGGTGGTGACTTAACTCTTGATTCTGCGGGTGCAGTAGTTTACGATAAGTCTGAACAAGCATTAACATTCGGTGATAATCACAAAGCAAAATTTGGTACTGGTGCAGATTTACAAATTTACCATGATGGCGCCAACAGTTTCATAGAAGATGCGGGTACTGGAGATTTAAGAATTAAAGCATCTGCAATAAGATTGCTTTCTCAAAATGATGCAAGTGAAACTATGATGACTGTCTTTGAAGAAGGAGCAGTTAACTTAATGCACAATGGTGCTACTAAATTATCTACTACAGCAACTGGTGTCTCGGTCACTGGACTTATGGCAAGTACGACTGCAACTGCAGACTCGGCCACAATAGGTAATCTAGCAGTAACTAATTTAGTAGTATCTTCGGGTGACTCTGCAACTTTTACTAATCTTGCGGTATCTAGTGCATTAAATACTAATTCATTAATAGTAGACGATATTACTATAAACAGTTCAACTATATCAGATGCTGGAACTATTACTATTGATGCTAATCACATAGATTTAGATGCTGATGGTGGAAATATTACATTTAAAGATGGTGGTACAGAAATTGGTCAATTCCAATTAAATGACACAAACCATTTCAAAATAGGGTCAAAAGTATCTGATGCTGATATTAGATTTTTTGGGAATGATGGCGGTTCTACTATAACTCCTCTTATTTTGGATATGTCTGCAGGTGGTGCGGCAATATTCAGCGACCAAATAACTCTTGGTGGTAATTTAATCCATGCAGGAAACCTTACTGTAGATGTAGGTGGTGATATAACACTTGATGCAGATGGTGGAGATATTAAATTAAGCAATGGTGGTACTCAGTTTGCAAACTTTGGCGACGCCACTGGTGCTGTACATATAGATGCTGTAGTTTCAGATGATGATATTAAATTTAGAGGTGTTAGTGATGGCACTACATTTACTGCATTGACATTAGATATGTCTGATAGAGGTAATGCAATCTTTGGTGCTGGTGCTACCTTTAATAGAAGAACTGAAATATCAACTGATTCTGATTATCAACTTAGAATTGATAATGGTAGTAATATTTGGTTTAATCGAGTTCAAGGTGATGGTACTTATGCTATACACTTAAATGGTACTGGAAATATTTTTCATGCAACTTCAACTGGTATAGGTGTCACGGGTAATGCAGATATATCTGGTACATTATCAGTTGGTAATCTAAATGTAGACTCTGCAGACATAATTAAGATTGCAAGAGATAATTTATCTACTGGTCAAGCAGGATTAACTTACGATAGTTCTGGTGGTCAGTTTGGACTAAATGCAAATCATGTAATGGCACTAATACAAACAGTTGACTCAAATGGTAGTGGTCTAAATGCCGCAACGTTAGATGGTCAAGAAGGTACACACTACAGAATTAATGTATACGATAACTCAGGAACTCTATTGAATTAATAGATAAATAGTAATATGGCAAAAATAAGTAACAGAAATGATTTTAGAGACTATGTACTTCGTAGACTCGGATATCCAGTCATAGAAATAAATGTAGACGATGACCAAATCGAAGATAGAATTGATGATGGTCTACAGTTATTTCGTGAATATGCCGCTGATGGACAGTTAAGAATTTATCAACCTGTACTAATTACTCAAGCAATGCTTGACGTTAAATCAATTAATTTAGATACTGCCTTACCAGCAATTGCTGGTAGAATACTTGATGTTGTAAAAGTTTTTATGATAGGTGATTCAACATCAAATGTAAACTTCTTTGACATTAAATATCAAATGCGATTAAATGACCTTGCAGACTTGGCAACAGGTGTTGGTGATTTAGCATATTACGAACACATGCAACAATATCTTTCAATGATTGATTTAAAACTTACAGGTCAACCTCAAATACAATTCAATAGACATAGTTCTAACTTGTTTATTCAAGGAGATATGGGTCCAACTGGTGATATAAAAGTTGGCGATTATATCATGATTGAAATGTTTATTGAGTTAAGTGAAGATGTTGGTGGTGTTTACAATAATTTATTTATGAAAAATTATGTAACTGCGATATTAAAAAAACAATGGGGAGAAAATATAAGTAAATTTGAAGGCATGACTCTCCCTGGTGGTGTGACGTTAAATGGTAGACAGTTGATTGATGATGCTAAAGAAGAAATAGAAAAAGAAATAGAAAAACTAAGAAACGAGTATGACAATCCGCCTAATTTCTTTGTAGGGTAGGTCATGGCAACAAACCAATATTTTAAATATGATGTTCGTTCAGAACAACAACTTTTTGAAGATTTAGTTATCGAATCTCTCCAGATGTTTGGACAAGATGTCTATTATTTGCCTAGAGAAGTACTTAATAAAGATAAACTTTTCTTAGATGATGTTCCTTCTAGATTCTCAGATGCTTATAAAGTTGAAATGTATATTGAAAATACGGAAGCATTTGAAGGTGAAGGAGATTTATTTACTAAGTTCGGAATAGAGTTAAGAGACCAAGCAACATTTGTTGTTTCTCGAAGACGATGGGTACAATTAGTTGGTAAAAGACTAGAAGTAGCAAACTTTAGACCAAGAGAAGGTGACTTAATATTTTTACCAATGTCTGAATCTATGTTTGAAATACGTAAAGTTGAAACAGAAACACCATTCTATCAATTAAAAGATTTACCAACATTTAGATTACAATGTGAATTGTTTGAATACAACGATGAGGACTTTGATACTGGTGTTGCTGACATACAAGAGATTGAAGAAAAGTTTGCATATACTTATGACCTTCGTATGGATTCTCAAGGTGTGCCAGGATTTATTGTGGGTGAAACTATAACACAATCATTTGGTACGTATAGTATGACTGGTGAAGTTTCATTTAGGTCTGACTCAGATAACACAATTTATGTCGTTCATAGTGGAGCAACAGATGGATTATTTCATGAATGGACAACAACTGCTATGGTATCAGGTGGTACAAGTCTTACTCTTGCAACACCTTCACTAGTAAAACAAATACAACAGATACAAGAAGATGCTCAGAATACTGTATTCGATGACTTTGAATCAGACTTTCTAGACTTTAGTGAAAGTAATCCATTTGGAGATATGTCGTAATGTTTGGTACTCATTTCTATCACAAAAGAGTTCGAAGTGCAGTAAGTGTTTTTGGGTCGTTATTTAATAATCTTTATGTACTTAGACAAAACTCTGCAGGTGAAACTATTTCACAAGTTAAAGTGCCACTATCATATGCACCAAAAAGAAATTTTCTTGCTAGAATAGAAGCAATGACAAATGGTGAACAGAACGAAAGGGTCGTTGCAATTAAATTACCACGTATGTCTTTTGAAATAAATGGTATAGCATATGATGAAACAAGACAATTAAATAAGATGAATAACTTAAATAAAGTTCTTGCTGGTTCAACAATATCAAGACAAAAGTTATTTACTGCAACACCATACAACATTAATTTTGATTTAAATGTTTACGCTAAGTCTCAAGACGATGCACTACAAATAGTAGAACAAATATTTCCATTCTTTACGCCACAATATACTGTTTCAGTAAAACCTTTTAGTAATGTTGCATTGAGTGAAGACGTACCAATTACATTGACAAGTGTTTCTTTTACAGATGACTTTGAAGGTTCAATAGAACAAAGACGAACAATTGTATATACACTAAGTTTTGAAATGAAAATAAACTTTCACGGACCACTTGGCACAAGTAAAATTATTCGTGAAGTTAGTAATAACTTGTTTATCATTGATAGTGCGGCAGATAGTGGTGATTACTACAAAACACAAAATATAACACCAACACCAGCAAATGTAAGTGCAGATAGTGATTATGGATTCAATACAGTAGATTCCGATAATATAAGTAATATATAATAGTATGAGTGAAGATAAAGATAATAAGAATGTAGATGCCGATTACGAATATAGTCGAAAAACATATTACGAGTTAATAGAAAAAAGTAAAGAAACTTTAGATTTAATGGCAGATGTTGCCAGAGAATCAGAACACCCACGTGCTTTCGAAGTATTTGGTAACATGGTAAAACAAATAGCAGATGTTAACGACAAGTTAATGGACGTTAATGCTAAGTTAAAAAAAGTAAAAAGCGAAGAAGATATCAAACAAATAGGACAAACGACTAATAATCTTTTTGTAGGTACAACTACAGAATTACAAAGATTAATACAAAAAGAGAATATTATAGATGTTGAACCAGAAGAATGATACTTATCTCGGTAACGTAAATGTTAAACGTGATGGTGTTCAACATGACTTTACTAAGAAAGAAATCAAAGAATATGTTAAATGTAGCAAAGACCCTGCATACTTTTGCGAAACGTATTTAAAAATTATTTCACTTGACAAAGGTCTTGTACCATTTAAACTATATCCATATCAACATCAAATGTTTTCTCATTTTGATAACAAGAGATTTTCTATTGTACTTGCATGTCGTCAATCTGGTAAATCAATTAGTTCGGTTGCATATCTTTTATGGTATGCATGTTTTCACCCAGAAAAAACAATTGCTATACTTGCAAACAAAGGACAAGTTGCGAGAGAAATGCTTGCAA